CATGCACGACATCTCGGCAATAGTTTTCATAGACGGAAACGAATACCCGTTCTCATCTGAAAAGTTAGCCAGAGATATTAAAACGACCTTCTGAGACACGGAAACACCCCGCATCCCAAAAGCCCAGTTAAGCGCCGATATGCTCATCCAATCCCCCCAAACAGATCATCCGATCCCGCGTCTTGCATCTCGCAAAGGTTCTTAACCGCTTGACGGAAATAAGCCTCTTTCAACTCAGTCCCCATGAACTTGCGTTGAGCCTTTAGCGATGACCATCCCTCGGAACCAATGCCAAGAAAAGGCGAATAAACTAGATCTCCCTTATTCGACCAAAGCCGGATTGCGCGCTCACTTAGATCAAGCTGAAGCGGGCATAAGTGGCGCTCATCCTTATCTTCACGAGCCACCTTCACGTTAAGCACATCGGTCTGGTTTATATCCATCCAGACGGGCGAGGCCCATTGCTGCCATTGATCCACGGTAAACTCTGCGCGGTCATGACCTACCCGATCCGTGTCTGTTTTTTCGTCATCTGGCGTCTTGCGAAAGATCAACAGATAATCCGGCATCCCCTGCCGATTGCGCGTGGCATCGGTCTGGATTTGCTTGTAGAGCAAGCCAAGCGCCTTAGTGCGCTGCATCTCGACCACAGGGTCCTTCCAGATCGTGACGCGGCTATGATACGTCCAACCCGCCGCCTCGTGAACTTCACGAATGTCTGACGGAAAGTCATAGAGCCCGACAACGCCATGCTTGGATTTAGTGCGCGGCAAATCCGAACAATGCACCGCTGTTAATCGACCTGGCTTAGTCACCCGATACAATTCCTTGACCAAAACCGCGTAAATATCTTTGAACGCCGCCTCGTCTGGAACGTTCCCCATATCGCGCTCACTATCAGAATAGACAAACAGATTGGCAAATGGCGGGGAGTAGATCGAAAACCCGACGCTATTGCTTGGCATCTGCGCAGTGAACTCGACCGTATCAACGTTGTAGATCGCAAAGTCATTGCCGATGTGTTGATTAAAAACTTCCATAATTATATCCACGCCGGTAAGCGTGCCTCCATCTTTGGTTCATAAGGTTGTTGACGTGCGACACGCTGCATTGCACCGGCCATCGCCTTGGTCATTTCACGCTTCATTGCGTCATGGTCGCCAGCCTTACGGCTAACAACATCGAAGATAGCCCGTTCTGTGTCTGCCATTGCAACATGAACATGCACTGGGCGGACTTGCCCAAACCGATAGCAACGCCGGATAGCTTGATAATAAGCCTCATAGCTAAACGACAGGCCAACAAAGGCCATGCGGGCGCAGTGTTGCCAATTGAGCCCATAGCCCGCGATACGGGGTTTTGTGACTAGGATGCGGATGTCACCACGAGAAAACGCCTCTAGCGTCTCCTCCTTGTATTCTGGCTTCATAGAGCCCCGAACCTCTACCGCTTCGGGTAGCATCGCCATAATGGCGTCAGCCTCATAGTCTGTATCAACCCAAACAATCCAAGGCTCGTTAGGCTCGCTGCGAACCACGTCAGCAATCGCACCGGCCCGCGCGGCAATCGTTAGCCGCTTCTCGCCATGAATGGCCGTGGCGCTTGTGTCTGGCATACGGAACAGCAAAGCCTGCCCATCCCGATCTTGACCCGCATTGATTGACCTATCAGCCGCCACAATGTGTTGAAACGTCTCTAGCGGTGGTAGGTCATAGCCCGTATTGTCAAAACCAAGATCCGAAGGCTTGGACACACAACGCGCCCAGCTTGCCACCCATGACCAGAAGTCTTGGACAGCGTGACCCTTCATGCGCCATGTGCCGGTGTCCATGCTGTCATGCAGGAACCAGCGCGTGAGCATTTCAGTCTGTGACATCCACCCTAAAAACTCAGAGTGCATTCCTAATTCGGTATGGTCATTTGGCGCTGGCGTTGCCGTGCAACAGACACGAAAAGGTATATCACCCCATTGAGACCGAAGCGCCTTGGACATCTGGCCCGAAAATGATTTCAGGATCGAACTCTCATCCAAAATAACACCACCAAACATATCAGGATCAAACTTGTGATGCCGGTCATAATTGGTGACGTAAATGCGCGGCGTTGTAATCTCGTGCGGTTCACGAATGGCCTTAGCGTCAATGCCCCACTTAACCGCCTCGCGCTCATGTTGAGCAGCTACAGCCATAGGCGCAAACATCATGACGGGCCGATTGGTCTTTTCGACAATGACGCGGCCCCAGTCCAGAGCGCACAAGCTCTTTCCAAGGCCAGTGTCTAACGCCAGCATGGCGCGACCCTGTTCAAGAGCAAACGCCGTTGAGTGGGCTTGGTGTGGCTTCATGGCAGGGTGAAGGTCTGGAATAGACTTTAGCCCACCAGCGACGGCACGCACTGCCTTGGATGCAATAATTGAGCGATATTCACCCAACACATCGCTCTTGTCATTTTGAGATAAACCGATTATTTTAGCGTTAGACATTTGTTGAGCACCTCCTCAAGGCTCCGAATGTTAGGGCGGTGTGGCTGTTGTCGCAGCGCATCGCCCGCCCTCCCTTCAATCATCATTTCACCGCTTATGCAAGACCGGCAGCTCTATTTCAATCTGCATGTCGATCTTAGCGTTGTGTAGTTTTTTCGCCAGCGTCCAACCTTCAGAACGCAGATTGTCAACACCGTCTTTGACTAGATGATCAATCAATGGCCCGCAGTTTTCATAGACCCGATCAAGGTCCGTTATGGTGGTACACTCCCTCATGCGTTCGATTGCACGATTGACGCGGGCTTCATTGGTTTGAACTTGTAGGTTAGGAAACATGGTTTAGCCCTCAAAATGGGATCGAGTCCTCTAGGTCATCTGCAAAGCTACGCTTGACAGCCTTCTGGACGTCTTGCCGCGGTTCGCGGTCCTTGCCACCAGACAGCAACACAACCTCGCCCCTGAATTTCCCGACCATAATCTCGGTGGCATATTTCTTGACGCCAGCTTGGTCTAGCCACTCGCGGGTTTGCAATTGGCCTTCGACGTAAACCTTAGCGCCTTTTTTAAGGCTGTTTTCAGCAAAACGCACAAGGTTGTCATTGCGCATGATGACGCGGTGAAATTCGGACTTCTCTTTTTTCTCGCCCGTCGCTTTGTCAGTCCACCGTTCGCTAGTCGCTACTGTAATCTCAGCGATGCTACCGCCAGATTGGAAAGACTTGGTTTCTGGATCACGAACAAGATTGCCCACAAGTATCACTCGATTTACACTGCTCATGGTTTCGTCACTCCTAGATAATCGGCCAGCACAGAAACTGTAGTCCGATTTGGTTTGTTGTTGCCGCCAAATTTGACGTTTCGGATTGTTGGTACTGATAAGCCGGTGACCTTAGAAACGACGCTTACGAGCCGATCCTGTAGCCCCAAGCGAACTGCCTCAAGCAATTCTTGATCTTGTGGTTCGTTTGACATTTTTACTCCCTTAAAAAGATTTTTACACTTTACAGATAAAATGTTTGGCTGTAAATAGGTTTTATGGAGGGAGATATATGACAGCAATTCAACGAACCGCCCAGCGCCTTGAGCAAGCACTTAATCGCGCAAGCCGTGCTAAGCGCGGAAATATCATGCGGACACGGTTTTATCTGGAACAGGCCCGCACCGAACACTTGAAACAAGAAATCAAACAGGAGAAAAAGAAATGACAGAGATACTAGCTCCACATGTCTTTACTGCCGTGACCGAAGTCATGCGCGCAATGGCTGTTGAAGGCATTGGCAAAGACAAAGTAAACACGCTTCAGAAATATAAATTCCGAGGCATTGACGATGTTTACAACGCACTAAGCACGCACATGGCTCGCGTTGGCCTAATCATTGTGCCGCATTATTCAGACCGAACAGTGACCGAACGCAAAACTAAGGAAGGCGGCAATCTATTCTACGTCACTTTGCAGGGCGTGTTTTCGCTACACTCATCGATTGACGGCTCAGTATTTCCTGCAACCGTGCAAACCTATGGCGAGGCAATGGATAGCAGCGACAAGGCCACTAATAAGGCCATGAGTGCAGCTTTTAAATATGCGGCCATGCAATTGTTTTGCATCCCCACCGAAGGCGACAATGACGCTGATTTTACAACGCACGTTGTTTTGCCATCTGGGGAAACTGTAGAGAACGCCGGAGCCGTGGCAACTAAGAACGCCAAAGAGGATCGGGCATTCTATACCAAGATGGAAACCATGACGCGGAACACTCCAAACACCGACGAGCTTGTGTCTCTATGGCGTGCCAATGCCTCAGAAATTACAGCAAGCAAATGGAAGGCAGACATCACAAAGCTGTTTGAATTTCGCAAAGCTGAATTGATTGAACAAGACGAAACACAAGTGACAGAGGAACAAATCAATGACTGATATGACAGGACACAACAAACCGCCAGCCAATCATGAGCTATCACTTTCGGAGGCAAAGTACCTTGCGGAACGTGCCGAAAAGCTGGTCATCAAAAGCGCAGAAGATGCCGCAACCGCAACCCTAATGCTCGACGAAGAATTGAAAACCCGTCAAGCATCGGAACGCGCCTTCAAAGAAGAAAAAGACCCAATCACGGCACAGGGCCGCGCAGTAGATGCAGCTTGGAAGCCCGTCATGGATACCTTGCAAACGGCAAAGGCAACCATCAAAGGCCTGTTGCTTGGCTGGGACAAGGCAGAGCGCGATAGATTGGCCCGCGAGGCTGAAGAGGCGCGCCTTGCCTCAGAGAAGGCTCAGGAGGCCGCTATGGCCGCTCTTGCCAACCAAGAGGCGTTAGACCCTTGGGAGGTAGAGGCAAAGGTATCTCAGGCCGATGAACTGGCAGCAAGCGCCGTGCAGGCAGAAGCCATCACCACCACCCGCACAGTTTTTGTGGCGGCTGGAACGCGCGCACGATCTGTCAAGCTGGTTTATTCCGCTGACATAACCGACGCCAAGGCAATGACTGTTGCCCTTGCGGATCACCCCGCCGTGCAAGAGGCTGCAGCCAAGGTTGCGCAAAACACCGCGCGCACAATGAAGGAGGCATTTAAACTAGCCGGATGCAAACTCAAAACAACGGAGACCTTATAATGTGGACGCTAGACGAAGCCATTGAGGTTTGCAAAATCATTGAAGGCATTTCGCCAGAATATGGGTTTCACGTCGCTTTGACAGGCGGACTTCTTTACAAAGAAGGGGGCCGCAAAGATTGTGACTTGTTGTTCTATCGAATTAGAGAGCGTCATGATCCAGACTGGAGCGGTCTATGGGACACACTAAAACAATCTGGCATTGTTCTAAATGCTGATTTTGGTTGGTGCAAGAAAGCAGTCTGGAAAGGCAAGCAGATTGACATTTTTGACCCAGAAGCCACGGGGAAATATCCTGTAGAAGACAAGGTTTACAGCGATGCGGACTTTATGTTCGAATGACCAAGACCGTCATCCTAGCAGGTGAACGCCAGCGCGAGTATGCTCACAAGCTGCTCGCGCAAGCCGCTTTAGGCGAAGTGGTGACAATATCCCCACCGAAAAAATCACGAGAGCAAGAAAAACACTATTGGGCTTTGTGTGGCGACTTTGCTAAGCAGGCGACGTTTCACGGTAGGAAAATGGACAGCAACAGTTGGATGGCCGTTTTTCTTGATGCGCTGTTTGCAGGGGAGGGAAAAACAATTGTCCCTAGCCTTGATGGGCAAAGATTTGTCCAAATTGATAGATCAACCAAGCGCCTCAAAAAACACGAGGCCAGCGCGTTGATTGAAATGATCTACGCCGAGGGACATCACCGGGGCGTGGTGTTTCCAGACTATAAATACACAGACCAATGAAAGAGAAAAAGATGACTAGCACACACAACATCACGAAAGGATCAAACGTGACTTACGAAATTAACGACATTGCCGCTATTTGCCATTCTGTGAACAAAGCCTATTGTGAGGCATATGGGGACTTCTCTCAGCCTGACTGGGATAATGCGCCGGACTGGCAACGTGAGAGCGCGCGGGCTGGCGTTCAATTTGTTATTGACAATCCAGATGCAGGACCAAGCGCGCAGCATGACACTTGGATGGCCTTAAAGATTGCGGACGGTTGGACATATGGCGAAACCAAGGACGCCGTAACCAAGACGCATCCATGCCTTGTGCCGTTTAAAGATTTGCCAAAAGAGCAACAGGTTAAAGACTTCTTGTTTCGTGGCGTTGTTAAAGGCTTTGTAATCTAAGCCATGAGAGACGTAAAAGAATGGATTGGCAAAACTGATAACTCAGATCCGCCAACATCCTGCAAACTACGCATCCTCGACCGCCAAGATGGGCGCTGCAACACATGCGGCGTCCGTTTTGACGTCAAGACCAAAGCCCAATACGACCACATCACTCCGCTATGGCTTTCAGGTGAGAACAGAGAGACAAACTTGCAAGCCATATGCCCACCATGTCACGGGAAAAAAACCGCCACAGAAGCCACCGTGCGGGGCAAGATAAACCGTCTTAGATCGGCCAAGGTGGAGACGACAAAGAAAAGCCGCCCGCTGATGGGATCAAAAGCGAGCGGCTGGAAAAAGAAGATGGATGGAACTATTGAGCGGCGCTAGGTCCTCACCTTCATTTTAAGCGGCGGCGCATAAACCGTGCAGATTGCGCGGTGATGAGCGCAATAGCTGGAGCCCTCGCTTTGTGGCTCGCAACAAAATTTGAAGTCATCAGCACCGACCGCACCAATTGGATAGCGGCACGACTTAAACCCAAGCGACATAATGGCGTCAACTGTTGATTTTGCAAAAGGCTGGATGGGTGCAAGGGCATCTATCTTAGCCGCGTAGGCTTCAGCTTGCTTGAGTGCCGCAATCTCTTTCCTTCGCTTCAATGACTGTTCTTCACGCTCTAGCCTGGCGATACGCTCTGCCCGCTTGCGCCGTTTTGCCGCATCAATTGCAGCCTTAACTAATGGATCTCTCGCCATCTGGCTTTGGATTGGATTGGCCCGATTAAGCCCGACCCGATCTCGTTTGCCGATTATAGCGTTGCGCGTGTATTTGGTGCCGAATTTGGCATTAATTATTGCAGCCGACGCAGAAGCGGTCACGCCCGTTTTGTAATGCTCAATCAATAGGTCGGTTGTTTCTTGAGCCCATAAAATCTGAATACGCTTTTCGGTCATTGTTAACCCCTCAATAATAAATACCCAGCCACAAAGGCCAAGCAAAGCGCCACGGTGATTAGAAGGCCCGTGGCAACCTTTAGAAACATAGGCGCGACCCAATCAAACATCTTCGCCATCCAATAAATCGTTTATGAGATCCACAATCTCAGCAACCGGCAAATCGGCAAAGACAAAGCCGCCGCCAACCGTGTGTATCATAGTGTGGTTTGGGTTGTCCTTGTGTGGACGCATGTTTGAAATGTTGGCGATGATAACGCCAATTGTTTTGCCTTCGTGGGGGAGGGAGATTGCGTAGGGAAGATTGCTCACTTTGTGGCCTCGTGCTTTCTGTTTAATTCAATCCAAAATTCAGGCTTTATGCCCGCCTCTTGCATAATACGAGAGGCCAACCGCATGGATGGTGTCCGTCTGCCCGTTGAAAGCAGAAAGACATAGGAACGCGACAGGTTAAACTGGCTCAGCTTGTCGCGCAATTGGTCGGTTGTGTATGTGCGTTTTTTCATGCGCTCTTGTTGCATAATGTTTCACAGGCGTCAACAACGCATGTTGACAACCCCGTAACAGCGTGTATGTTGGGTGCATCAATTAGGAGATAAATCATGGACCACAACGAAGATCACACCGACGCAGGCAACAGCACACTCGACCGCATGGAAGCAGCTAAGCTGGCAGTGGCTATGGAATTGCTATCTGAACTCTATGGCATGGAAGCCGCTTCAGATGTTTATTACCGCTTGCGTGACTTTGACAGCATCACGATTGCCGACGAATTGGTCAAAGAAGAATGGCCTGATCTGAAAGCTTATGAAGCCGCAGAGGCAGTTAAAGCCGCAGAGCGTAAAGCTGGCACCGAAGCAGCCAAGGCGCAAATCAACAAGCATTTAGGAGGTTAATTATGGACCGCACAGCAGAACAAATCCTAGCCGATCACGCTAACCGCTTTAATGGCGGCAAGCGTTTGGTGTGGTCTGACTTGACCACGGAAGAACGCGCAAACCTTGTGGGCGCAAACCTTGGGGGCGCATACCTTCAACGCGCATACCTTGTGGGCGCAAACCTTGTGGGCGCAAACCTTCAACGCGCAAACCTTGGGGGCGCATACCTTCAACGCGCAAACCTTGAGGGCGCATACCTTCAACGCGCAAACCTTGAGGGCGCAAACCTTGTGGCCGCATACCT